AACACTAATTTACAAGTTTTCGAACAAATATCCGGTGGGTATACTGCACAAGCAGTATCCGATTCTGGTGACACTACTTTATCTGTTTCTGATGGAGCAACTGGTGCAACTCTTGCACATAGAATTATAGAATTTACAGGTTCATTAACTTCAGGAAGAAATGTAACAATCCCTCTTGATGTACAAAATTTTTATGTTTTAAAAAATGGAACTTCAGGTTCACAAACTGTAACATTTAAATATGCTAGTGGTACAGGAACGAGCGCTGCAGTTGCGTCTGGTAAAACTATTATTGCTTATGCAAAAGCAGACGATGGCACAAATCCAAATATAACAGCAGTTGAATTTGGCGGAGATGTTGTTGATGATACTTCACCACAATTAGGTGGAAACTTAGATGTTAATGGAAACGATATTGTTTCAACTTCAAATGCAGATATTGATATTATACCAAATGGAACTGGTGATGTTGTTCTTTCAGCAGATACAGTAAAAGTTGGAGATAGTGGTGCAGCCGCTACTCTTACATCAAATGGAGCAGGAGCATTAACTGTTACTACTGGAGGCGCCGCAGATCTAGTTTTAAATACAAATAGCGGAACAAACTCTGGAACTGTTACTATTACAGATGCTGCTAATGGAGATATTACTGTAGCACCAAATGGTACAGGTAGAGCAAAAGTAACTAATGCAACATCAAGTTCAACACAAACTGTAACTACGGATGGAAAAGGACTTGTCTTCTCCATGGTTTTCGGGTATTAATATCAAAGGAGAATAAAAAATGGCAACACCAAATCTTGTAAATATAGCAACGATCACACCTAAAAATGCTATGGGCACTTTAGGGGATACTAACAGAACTACTATGATCGATGTTCCTGCAGAAACTGCAGTAAGAATAGACACAATATTATTAGCAAACATTGACGGAACTAATGCTGCAGACGTAACAGTAGAAATTAGTAATGACAATGGTTCAACTTATTATAAAATCGCAAGTACAATTTCTGTACCTGCAGATTCAACATTAGATTTAATTAGCAGACCTATCTATTTAGATGAAACAGATCTTATAGCTGTAACAGCTGGCGCTGCCAGTGACATAGCTTTTCATGTTTCTTATGTAGAAATGGTAGACTAATAGGAGGATAATTTAAATGCCAAAAATAATTAAGCCAGTAGCAAAAGGAGATTTTACAGCAGCAACAATTTCTGTTGATTCTCAAGGAAGAGTTGTAACTGCTGCAAGTGGATCAGCAGGAAGTGCTGGGATGACTCCTACACTTATGGCAACCGGTCCTGCTTCAGGAACTTTTACTGCAGCTGGCAACAGTAATAAACTTGTTATTTATGCAGCTTCGGGTGCTGGAGGAACAGGCGGTAAAGCTCCAACTAGAATTTCAGGAAAAGGTGGTAGTGGTGTTTTTGCTGTTTACGTTCACCCTATATCTGCACCTTTTTCACAACCTTACGCTGTAGGTGCTAGAGGAAATAGAGGATCTAATCATCCTGGTGCTGGAGCAAATCCTGGACCAGCTGGTGGTACTACTTCATTAGCGAATGTATTTAATTTAACTGGCGGTAATGGTGGAAATGCATCTACCAATAATGCATATGGAAATCCTGGAAATGTTGGAGCAGTTTCTAACTCTCCTGCACCAGCGACTTTTTCTTCAGCTACTAATACACTTGCGGATAACACAAGATACGTCGTACCAATGATAAGTGGTATGGGTTTTTCAGATATGTCTAATGGTCCTCAACCTGGTTTCATGCAACTAACTTATTCTGATGGTGTTAGAGGTGATTTAGTAATTTATGAGAATGGAGAATAGAAAATGGCTAGACATGGAATTTTTAACGAATTAGGTAGTCTTTTATATTTAGCAGAATCAGATGCTGAAAAAAATAGTCTTTCTAATAGAGCATGGCCCGCTTATCCAACAGCAGAAATTTCAGATCAATTATTTGAGGATGTTGCACACCTTCAAAAAAGAATAACATTAGAAGATGGGTCAGTAGTTGAAACTGCAACTAATTATTCTTTTGCTACTCTTACTGCAGAGGAACAATCTGCAGAAATTACACAAAAAGTAGCAGATCAATCAGAATCTATAGAACTTTTTATAGCTTCAAATCCTGATAATGAAGAGTTGTCAATTTGGCAAGATTATCTTTCTAAACTAGAAGCTATAGATGTAGATACTTTAGATTTACCTATATCCAATAATTCTTTTCAACAATGGTTTAATCAACAACCAGGATATCCTCAAAAAAAGTTTTTGCAATTACCTTAATTATTTGATCTAAATCAAATAATATATATATCAAAAAAAGTTTTTGCAATTACCTTAATTATTTGTTAAAATAATTTAAATGTTTTCAAGAAAGAAAAAAATAAAATTTCAATGTCATTCAGATCTTTTAGATGTTAAAGAAATAGAACCTAAACTTTCCAGACATTGTTTACCTGATTGGTATAAAAAAATTCCAAAAAATAACCATGTAAAAGGTTTAAATATAAAAAGCTGCATGCCTTTTATGGATAGTATGACAGCAGGTTATATATTACCTCTACCACAAGATTTTTATTTAGAATATAATATTTATAATGAAGAATTTAAAAAAAAAGATAGTGCTTTTAGATTTTGTTTAGATGGTCAAATTAATATCAATAAAATTGAAGACTATAATTTAAATAGCTCAGTTCCACAAACACACCCCACCTTTCAACTTGGAGGAGATAACTCATACGTTTCTAAAAAAAACGGAAGTCAACCTTTTTTAAAAATTTTAAACCCTTGGAAAATAGTAACACCTCCAGGGTATTCTTGTTTATTTACTTCTCCTTATTATAATGAAAATGATTATTGGAATATAATAACTGCAATTGTAGATACTGATAAATTTGAAGGGATGGTAAATTTTCCAATATTAATTAATCATGATAAATATCCAGAGTTTAAAAAAGAATTTAAACAAGGGATGCCTTATGTACAAGTTATTCCTTTTAAAAGAGATTCATGGTATTTTGAAAAAGAAATTATAAAACCAAATTTTTCTAAAATATTTAGTTATTTTTCACAATTTCAAGATAGATATAAAAAACAAAATTGGGTTAAAAAAATATGGAAATAAAAAATCTTATTCATATCGAAGATGAAATTATGCCTTATTCAATGTTGTCTTCTTTTATAAAATGGATTGCAAAAAATCCCGATATGTTTAAACAAGGACAAGTTACAAATGGTATTGATCAAAAAATAGATACTGAAGTTAGAAAAGTATCTAATGCTTATTTAGATTCAGGAATGCTTTCACAAACTGGAGTACATTGGTTTAATTTTTTATCTAGAACAATATTTAATATAATAGGTAATTATAGACAAAAATTAAATATACCTTCTGTTGAAATTAATGGTCTAACAGAAGTTACTATTTTAAAATATGAAAATTCTGATTTTTATAAACCCCATACTGATACTGCATCAAGAAGTCCCAGAACTTTATCTATAGTTTTGTTTTTAAATAATGACTATGAAGGTGGTGAATTAGTATTTAAATCTTTAGATTATCAAAAAGACATACTTACAGTTGATGTAAAGCCAAACAGAGCAGTTATTTTTCCAAGTAATTTTATGTTTCCTCATACAGTAAAACCTGTAACTAAAGGAACAAGATATGCGGTGGTATCATGGGCTCTTTAGAAAAAAATAAATACAAAGTTATTAAAAACTTTTTATCAAAAGAAGAAATTGAATTAGCTAAAAAATATATACTTATAAGGCATCGACAAAACAGTACAAAGTTTGATCTCCATCAAAATAATAATGGAGATACTATGTTTTACCAAGACCCTTTTACTGAAGCATTACTTTATAACAAATTAAAGTTAATGGAAAATAAAACTAAATTAAAATTATTTCCTACTTATTCTTTTTCAAGGGTGTATACTTATAACTCTGAACTTACTCCTCATAAAGATAGACCTTCTTGTGAAATTTCAGTAACAGTAATGTTTGGTAGTGATGGCACAAAATGGCCTATATATATGAAAGATAACCCTATTGAATTATCACCAGGTGATGCTTGTATATATTTGGGTTGTGAAATAGAACACTCTCGTAAGCATTTTACTGGAGATTGGCATGCACAAGCTTTTTTGCATTATGTAGATCAAAATGGACCCAACACAAAATATAAATTTGATGGTAAACGACCCAGTTTAAACCCTACATTGCAAAGTTGATTTTAAATAAATTAAATGGTAAGATTAGAAAATGCGTTATATTTTTAAGGAAAAAGAGCTAGACATAGAGTTGTCTTGGAGAGAACGTTTTAGACTCTTTATTAAAGGTTATATTCGTATGAATCGGTTTGATAGCTATAAACATTCTGCTGTTTTAATTAAACTTGCTACAGAGGCAATTGAACAATACGGTGATGCTAAAGAACATGGTGACGTTAATAAAAATGAGTAGGTTAAAGTATGTTACAAAAAATTGGATTTCAACCAGGCATCAACAAACAAATATCGGAAACTACTGCTGAAGGACAATGGGTAGATTGCGATAATGTTAGATTTAGATATGGCACACCTGAAAAAATAGGTGGATGGAAACAGTTAGGAACAGATGATCTAACTGGAGCAGCCAGAGGACTACATCATTTTGTAAACAGCTTAGGTAGAAAGTACGCAATCATAGGTACAAACAGTATTTTATATGCATATTCAGGTGGAGTATTCTACGACATACACCCCATAGATACTACAACTACTCTTAGTAATGCTTTCAGCACAACTAATGGATCTCCCACTGTTACTATAACTTTTCCTTCTGCACATAATATGACAGATAATGATATTATTCTTTTAGATAATTTTACAACAATAACTAATTCTAATTTTAGTGCATCAGATTTTGACGATAAAAAATTTATGGTAACATCGGTGCCTTCTACAACAACTATAACAATTACAATGCCATCAAATGAAACAGGTAGTGGTGCAACTACATCTGGAGGTATTAGAGTTCAACATTACTATACAGTAGGTCCATCTGTTCAAGGAAAAGGTTTTGGTTGGGGTTTAGGTTCTTGGAGTGGTCCTGCTGCAGGAGCAGTAACAACCACTTTAAATGGAGCAATCGATGCTGCAGTAACCAGCATTACATTAACAGACGCTTCACAGTTTCCAGACAGTGGAACTAATTTTATTATAATAGGTTCAGAAGAAATTTCATACACAGGAGTTAGTAGTAATACTTTAACAGGGTGTACTAGAGGTGTAGCAGGAACAACAGCAGCATCTCACAGTGATGGAGATACAGTGACAAATTCAACTGACTATGTTGCGTGGGGAGAAGCAGCATCAGGAGATTTAATTGTTGAACCGGGTATGTGGTCATTAGATAACTTTGGAGATAAAGCTATTTGTTTAATTCACAATAACGCTTGTTTTGAATGGGACTCTTCTTTATCAAATGCAACAGCAACTAGAGCTACGATTATATCTGGCGCACCAACATCTTCACGTCATATGTTAGTATCTACTCCTGATAGACACTTAGTATTTTTTGGAACAGAAACAACTATTGGTGATCCATTAACACAAGATGAAATGTTTATTAGATTCTCGGACCAAGAGGATATTACAGATTATACTCCAACAGCAACCAATACAGCTGGTACACAGAGATTGGCCGACGGATCACGGATCATGGGAGCTATTAGAGGTAGAGATGCAATTTATGTTTGGACCGATACTGCATTGTTTACTCAACGTTTTGTTGGTCAACCTTTTACTTTTGCCTTTGCACAAGTTGGGACCAACTGTGGACTTGTAGGACAGAATGCAGCTGTAGAAGTTGATGGTGCTGCGTACTGGATGTCAGAGAATGGTTTCTTTAGATTTGCTGGTAGATTAGAGTCTTTACCTTGTTTAGTAGAAGACTATGTTTATGATGATATAAATATAGAGTCAGGTAATCAAATGATATCTGCTGGATTAAATAATTTGTTTGGTGAAGTAATATGGTTTTACCCAACGTCTTCCTCAGCTGTTGTAAATAGAATGGTTTCATATAATTATTTTGATTCTTCTTCTCAAAGACCTGTGTGGGCAAACGGAACTTTATCTAGAACTATGTGGAAAGATTCAGCAGTTTTTGGTAGTCCACATGCAACAGAATACGATGCAGGCACTGATAGTTCTTTTGATGTAGTTGGAAACACAGAAGGTATGACAACTTATTATGAACACGAAATTGGAACTGATCAAAATAAAAATGGAGTAATTACTGCAGTTACTGCAAACATTTCGTCAGGAGATTTTGATATAACACAAGCAAGATCTGCTCAAGGAACTCAAACAGGTATTGCAACTTTTAAAGGAGATGGTGAATACATAATGAAAATAAGAAGATTTGTACCTGACTTCATATCACAAACAGGAACTACTAGAGTTACATTACAATTAAAAAACTATCCTAATGATTCACAAACTGGTTCACCACTTGGACCTTTTGATATAACAACCTCTACTACAAAAGTAGACACACGTGCAAGAGCAAGAGCAATTGCTATGAAAATAGAAAACACAGCAGCTAGTCAAAGTTGGAAACTAGGTACTTTTAGATTAGATACACAACCAGATGGTAGAAGATAATGGCAAAAATTGTACAAGTAATTACAAGACCTGAACGAGATTATAATATAGAAACAGCAGAGGCTCAAGTAAGAGATCTTGATGCAATTGTAGAAAAACTAAACTCAACGTTTCAAGCAGACTTAAAAGATGAGATTGATGCGTTTAACTTTTTTGTAAACTAATATGGCAAATCAATATAAATTTATAGGTATAGATAATAGTACAACAGGTGGAGCACTTACACCATTAGGATCTGGTAATCCTTTAGTAAGTGAAACATATGTTATTAAATCTATACTTGTTACATCAGCCGGTACACCTACAGTCACAATTACAAACAACAGTATTACAGCTTTAAAATCTGCAGCTTTGACTGCAAACGTTACAACAGAATTATTAACTCAACCACTAATAGTAGAAGGTGGTAAGTCTTTTACAGTACAAGCGAGCACTACAGACTCATTTGACGTAGCTATTAGCTATTTAAACATTAAGAAAGAGGTAACAACATAATGCTAGAAATACAACCAGATAAGATAATAGAGAAAATAACTAACAAAAAAACAGGCGAAGAATACAAGAATGACAAGGAATGGAGAGATAAAGGTATATCCCCAGAAGATATTAGAAGAGATGTAACTCTTTTAATGCCTAGTCTTGATATTTTCGGAAAAACAAAATAGAATAGTAAAATGGCCATAACAAACGCACAACAATACAAACAATTATTAGCACAAGGTGGACGTACTGGATTTAGAGGCGGCGGTCAAGATGCAGGTAAAGATTCTGATTTTAAATTATCAGGTACAACAGCAAGAAAACAAAATACAAGACTGAATCAACCTGCAAAAAATAATACAGGTAGTTATGATGAAGCTGGAGTGAATCAAGGTCCAGGAGTAACTGATAAAGATAGAGAAATAATAGGTGGTGGATTAACTACACAAAGAAGTAGATTTGTAGATAGAAGAAACTATCCTAAAATAAAATTGGGAGTATTTGATATACTTACTGGTGGCAAAGCTACTAAAAAATTTGTAGATTTTTCTTCAGCAATAAACAGACCTTATTTCTATGATAAAGTTATTAAAGCAGGAAAATTAGACCCAAAAAAATTTGGTATTTCATATTATAACCTAGACGAGTATACTGATGATCAGTTAGAAGAGGCATATCAAAAATATAATAGAGCTAGATTAAGTAATGAAATAGATGCTTACGGTAATCCTATAATGGGTGGGGATGGAATGTATAGTGATGGTGCTGTTCTTCCTAAAGAAGGTATCCTGGCTGCTGATGCAGCGGATGCTATAGACCCAATAGAAGATGAAGATCAAATTATTAATTACAGACTCTTAGCTGATGGTGGTAGAGCTGCGTTTGCAGGAGGCTCTGATATGGGAACAGTTGCCGACTCTAAAGGTAATGTTGGTTCAGGTAAAGGTGGTTATCAAGGTGGAGGAACAGGACCTGTTCAAGATAAAAGCTCTGAAGGTCAAACATCAATGAATGATGCAGTTATTATGATGAATAAAATGAAAAATCAAAATTTAAAGGAAATTACAAATCCAAATCTTATTGAAAAGTTTCCTTATGCACTAAGAGCTATTGATCTAGTTAATTTAGATAAAATGATGGCTAAGAAAAATTTAAATACTATAACAACAGATGATGATGAAAATGAAACTGTAGTTAGTTTAGGTATGGATGGACCAAGTCAAACTGTAGTTAGTTCAGGTATGGATGGACCAAGTTCGACTGTATATAGTTTAGATATGGATGGACCTGAAACAATTTCTTTAGGTTCAGGGTTAGCGGAAAATGCTAAACAAGATATTATTGAAAATAAACAACTAGGTGCAGAATCCTTATCAGAAGCTGAAGCTGAATTAATGGAACAAGGACTTTTACCAGCTAAAGCAGAAGGCGGACGTATTGGTCTTATGGAAGGTGGCATGCCTTACGAAGGTGGGATCATGGACCTTGAAACATCAAGACAACAATATGGTCTAGGTAAACTTGTTAGAAAAATTACACGTGGTGTTAAGAAGATAGCTAAATCAAAAATAGGTAAAGCTGCATTGTTAGCAGCTGGTGGATATTATTTAGGTGGAGGTAGTCTTGGAGGAATTTTAAAAAGTAGACCGGGATTTAGTTTAACTCAATTAGGATCATCATTAGGATTTGGAAAATTATCAGGCGGGGTTGAAAACAGTTTTAAGGGTGGTCCATTTAGTACTATAGCTAATTTTGTAAGAGATAAATATACAAGCACTGGCGGTAAAATAGGAGCCGGTATATTAGGAATATCAGCATTATCAGGTCTAATGACTAAACAAGATGAAGATGATGACGATGAATTATACGCAGGAGCAGATTTTCCTAATCCAGTAGAATATTATTTAAGTGGTAAGTACACTCCTAACAGAAGACTAGCTGCAGAAGGTGGTTCTATGGATGAGCCGGTAGCTAAAAAGAC